GACGTATTCGCGGCCTGCGCTTGTCGAGACCTTCCAGCCGGGGATTTCGTCTCCGGCGTTTAGGCGTTCTTTGAGCGCGTCCATGAGCGGTTCAGCGATCTCCTTTTCAAAGAATTTGAACCGCTTCGCAAAGTCCGAGAGCTTCAGCGGGTCGGCAAGTATGCGGTCGCGAATGATCGTGAGCGTGTCCTTGTTTGTTGCGTGCACGTCTGCCAGCGCCGCTTTGCTTTGCAATACAAGCGCGGAGCACTTGTCTTTATTGGCGCACCAGTTGCAGTATTCGCAAGGCGTCGGGCGAGCGAGCGTTGAAGTTGCTGCTGAGATCCACCGCTGTGTTGTGGCCTCGGCCTCTTCGCGGGTGAAGTCGTAGGACCGCACAAGCTGCTGATCGACATAGACCACATGGCCCGTCCACGACTCGGCGAAGTTGTCCTCCATGCAAGCCAGCGCATAGGCCGCGAGCTGCTCGCGATAGTTGCGTACTTGGCCGGTCTTAATGTCCGCAACCCACCGCGCCCGCTTGCAGATCGCATCCGCCGTGCCGAGTTTGGAAAGACCTGGCACCGCCATCGCAAGATATTCCTCGCGTGTCTCGACGCGCTCTCCGCCGCTTAATTGGCGCAAGGTCTTAATCCCCCACCGTGCGGATGCTTGATCTTCCACAGCGAGTTGTTCGGTCGGTTCGATGTCGCCATTCATCGCCATGCGGATCGCATAGTCGATTGCCGTCCCGCGCTCGGCAGCCGCCGACGCACCATGTGCGCCGACGAAAACTGCGCACTCTGCAAGCTTGGGAGCCATGCTGGGTGTGAGTTCTTTCACGCCTCCCCCTTCGCTTCAAGCGCCTTGGCAATCAATGCCTCCGGCCTTGCGACAATGTTTGCGCGGAGTTTCTCCGAGACATCCCGCCAAGTTTGCCCTGGCTGGATGGATTTGTTGGAGACAAGGAAGGCGTTGACCGCTTCCTCGTTAGCTTCAAGCATTTCGAATGCGCGCACATGCTCCGCTCCGACCACGACCACCGCCGGTTCGGTTTTTGCTTTCGGCTTTGCCGCAGCAAATAAATGCGCGACCGAATCCCACTCCATCGGGAGTTCTTCGCCTAGGCCGCTGCGGGTCTTTGCGTCGTAGGCCGCAGAGTGCGTTGTTAGGATGATGCGTTGCTTGCCGCCGGTTCCCTTGGCCTTGCCGTTTTCGCTTTCGACTACCTTTGTTTTAAACCGGAAAAACCAAAGCTCGTCTGCCCATTCCTTAACGAGCGGTGAGCTTTGTTTGCTCATCTTCAGTTCGTAGCGGTCGTAAGCCGTCATTAAGTCCGGCGGCTCAACCCGCTGAACCTTGCTGTGAGCGAGCAAGACAACGTGCTTGCCAATCGCAATGAGCGAATCCAGAGCGGTCAGGAGTCGGCTCATACGCTCCGCAACTTGCACCCAGCCTTTGCCGTAGCCGAAGTCCTCAATGCTGCTTTTCTTTGTGCTTGCCAGTAGGTCTTCCACGCATAGGCGCTCTGCCCAATCTGCCGAGTCAATGATTACCGTCTGGTAGTCGCTGGTTGCGACCTCCTTCAGCGCGCCGTTGAGTTCTGCCCAGCTGTTAATCTCGCATCTGTCGGTGTCCAGGTGTGCTGTGCCGCCTTCTATATCGAGAAACAATGGATTCGGAAATTGCGCGGCGAATGTTGTCTTGCCGACCGATTCCACTCCGTAAATGACAACCCGTTGTGGCCGTGTTTGTTTGCCTTTTGTTATTTTCATAATTTCCAAACGCGGTATTCAAAAGTTCCTTGATTTTGTGATTGTCTTATTGTTATTTTGTGCCCAAATTTTTTTGCGGCGTATCGTACTTTTGCTTCGCATCTGCAAAGGAAGCTGTCTCCTGGCTCCATTTCATTAAATGGATACTCACATTCTGTTTTTAATTTTTCAGGTATTGGAATGTTTTTTTGTATTTTGTAAGTTTTCATTTTTTCCAGATTTCTACCGATTGTTGATCCTCTCCGACAAATACGATGTCCGCATTTGCACGATTCATGTCTGCAAGGATGTTGTCTAGCATCCACTGTTCCCCCGGCAGCTTGTATGCCGTGGTGAGTGGACGGTATCCGTCCGATTTTGCCTGCTGTTTTGTTGTTAGGTTCATGTCTTTGGTTTCTATTTTTTGTTAGCAGCGTAAACGGCCACTGCCAGCGCCGCCCAAGTATGGGATTTGATGCCGTAGGTTGGCCCCGGCTTGGCCTTTGTTCCCTGCGGCCCGATGAGATCGAGTAAGGCTTGGCGAATGTTCGCGTCCTTTGCTCGCATGGTTCCGCAAAGAAAAAGTTTGATGTCTTTTCGATAGCATAGGGTTGGTTCAACTCTTGCAATTTCCGTGAAGCGCCCGATCCATACGCATGTCTCAAATGTAGATGCCCCGACCGCCATTCCGTAGCTTGCAATCATTTCGATTGCAACGGCGTCGTATTCGCGCCCGATGAGCACTTGCCGCATCTCGGGGTTTGAGATCCATCCGTGGTCGAGAATTACTCCGTCACGATATTGGACAAAAGCGCTCTGCGTCGTTCCTGGGTCAATAGCAAAAATGGTTTTCATTTGTCTTTCTTCTCAATCCGCCCTGCCTCGCGCCCGATGTAGTAGCAGGCCACGCACGAGCCGAGAGTTATGACGGCGATAGATAAGGCAAGGGTCGCGTTCATTCAAGTCCCTCCTCGGACGGATAGTTAAACTCTGCCCAGTGAGTGACTGTCTCGTGTGGAGGGAGTCCCGTCATAAGCTCCCATCCATTTTTTGAATAGCAACCAATCTCCAGAAGATCGAATCCGAAATGGAGAATGACGGTCTTGTTTACCTCCGGCAAAATCGCTGCGTCGTTCCAGATCAATGTGTTCATTTTTCCCCCCATGTTGTGATCCAGTATGTGAGGGCCGCGAAGATTGCGACCGGCCCGAAAGCTTTAAATGCCTCCCATGCAAACTGCAAATTGTGGGTAATGAAGTCGGGTTCCATGTTATCGCTCCAAATCGACATTCAACGCATAAATGCCGTGAAGGTTAAAGAATTTTTCTTTTGCCTCTTGATAAGAACAGGCGTCTATCATGTCCCGAATCGGACCACCTAAACTATTCTTCGAAATTTTCATCAATAAATATCAAATGCGTGTTCTGCTAGAATATCATGTAATTCACTGTCTCTTTCTCTAACATCCATTTCCACAGCTTCTATCCACTTTTTAGGAAGTTTAACGTCTTTTACTTTTTCGTCAAGCCACAAAATATAATCTGGATCAATATCAGCAATCTCGCCAAAGGTTTTGCCTTTATATTTTCCAAATGTTATTATGTCTTCTGGATCTCTCATAATTTATTTTGCAAAAGAATTAACCATGGCACGAATAGAGGGTCGTAGCCCTCGCAGATGTATGTTTTGGTTTTCATATTTTTAAAGCGCAACCCTTGCGCTGAAATCAATTTTTCATCTTCCCGAAAAATGAAAAGATTTTTTTGAGATTTCCCGAAAATAAATCTTGAGAAATGTCTTTACAAACCCGCGCGTCCAATGTTGGTGCGGGTGAAACGGCTTTTTATTTTGCGAGCGGACGGTAAAACGAGATCGTTTTTATTTGCGCCCCGCGTTTTATCTTCGCGAGTTTTTTCTCAAACCGTCTGGATCTTACTTCTTCGTCGAGAGTTTTACACAGTGTACTTTGGCATCTCCCAGATTGCTCGGCGATGTCATAAACACTCTGCCAACCCTCGCTGTGGAGTTGTTTGATGTCGTCAACTTTTGCCTGTTCAAATACTCGCTCCCAAGCGGCGGTTATATTGGCAGCAGCCAAGGCTGATTGTGTTTTCTTTCGCATAAGTTTACTGTGATCGTTTTATCGTTGTAGAATCCGTAGGCGAAGCCCTGCGACCACGCGAGCGTTGCGCGGCGTGTGCTGGCGTATTCCATATCGAATCGGGCGAGCATGCCGGTACAGTGTCCGGTTGCTCCGTCGAGTGTGCGGGCGCGTTCGCTGCCGACTCGGTGAAGGTGCGCGAGAAGGCAGTTGCCGTAGGTTTCAGCGTGGTCTCGGATCGCCTGCACGTTGAACATGTAGCCGTGGAGGAATTTCGTTCCTCCGAGTTCGGCGTAGCTGCGGATGTGATACGGATACAATCGCGCTTTAAGCTTCTTGGCGGCCTCCTCGATTGCTTGTATGGTAAGCGTGGCTGCATGCGCTGCAAGCGCGTTTGGCGATCT